GCCTATTGAAACTGCGAAAACTTTAGGTGATTTAGGTGCAAGTGTTATAAATTTAGGATTACCAGAACAATATGAGATTGGTGATAATGGCGAAAAAATGGCAAGAGCAGTTGGCGATTATTTTTCTGATAGATATGGTTCTATAGATGGTGTTAAAAAAAGTTTTAGAGATGACCCTTTAGGAGTGGCTTCTGACATAGCCTCAGTAATGTCTTTAGGTGTTTTAGGTGCAGGAAAATTAGGAAAAATAGCAAAAATTGCAGATGAGGGAACAGTTACTTCAGCAAAAAACATATCACGAAAAATAGACCTTTTTGACCCTACTGCTTGGCTTGCAAAAGGAACAGGTGTGGTTGTTGGTACAGGAGCAAATTTAACTAGAAAAGGACTTACAGGGTTAGCTGATTTTTATTCTGATGCACCTATTAGTAAAACGTATGAGGCAGCAAGACGTTCACCAATAGAGTCACAAGCAATTACAAGAGGTAGAAGAGATCAAATTGACCAAGAAGGTGTTGTTGATACATTAAGAGACAGGGCATTTGGCGAAGAGGGTTTAATTGATAGTTTAAAAACAAGAGCTACTGATTTAAAAAATGTTGCTTTTGGTCAAAGAGTAGCTAAAGACAGACCTATAGATGCAGAAATAATACCAGAAAGCAAAGATGTTGCTAGAGGTGATGAAGATTTTACAGTACCTGGTCAGCAAAAAGACACAGTTAAAGTTGAAGCAAAAGAAATAAATCCAACTCTTATTCAAGGTAATTTTGAAAATGTTTTAAATAATTGGCAAGAATATAAAAATAGTAGTCGTTTTTTTTATAAAACAGGTACAGGTGCAATAGATTTTTTGGACCCACGTGATTTATCTAAACAGGTAACAGATGCAATTACTGGTATAGATAAAATATTACAAAGAGCTTCTAATAGAGCTCCAACTTTAGAAAATTTAGATAATTTAAAAAAAGCAATAGACGAAGCATATACAGATATTGATTTGCCCGATAAACAAAAAGCATTTGTAAATGAAGCTGTAGCATCAGTAAGAAGTGATATAAAAGACGCTATACTTGATGCAGATAAAAGTGGTAAATATGCAGAATCAATGGCTGAGTATGAAAAAGCATATAAACTAAGAGAGTCTTTGGTAAAAGATTTAGGGTTAGGTAAACAAAAAACAGCATTACAATCATACAATAAAATTAAAAAAATCTTTTCGCAAAATCCTGATTATGATTTTGGTATAATTAAAACAACAATAAATGATTTAGATAAAAAAAGGGAAATACGAGGAGGTATATTAGGTGCAGAAGCACGAAGTTTTTTACCAAGTTTTAATATTAGTCCAGTAACCGCAATAGGTAAAGCGACAGGTTTTGGTTTGGCTGCTGCAAGTAGTTTACCTATTGCAACTGTAGTAGCAGGGTCAGCAAGTCCTCGTATTGCTAGTTCTTCAGCACAATTACTAGGTAAAGGCAGAAGAGCATTAGACCCCATAACTTCAAGAAATGTTGGTTTAGCCCAAAGTAGTAGATTACTTCAATCAGGTATAAATCCTGCACAAGAAACAGACCCAGACGATTATCGTGGGTTTGTTAAAAATTTATTAGGTATTGAATGAAAATATCTAAACATTTTACTATTCAAGAGGCTTGTCGCAGTATGACCGCAGACAGGTGTGGTATTGATAATACTGCACCACCAAACGTAGCCAAAAACCTTTTCTTGGTAGCAGATAACATACTAGAGCCTGTTCGCAACAACTATGGTATTCCTTTTACACCGTCAAGTTGGTTTAGATGTTTAGAGCTAAATACCACCATTGGAAGCAAGCCAACATCACAACATATAAAAGGTCAGGCAGTTGATATAGAAGTTCCTTCTGTAAGCAATATAAAACTAGCTCAATGGATAAATCATAACCTAGATTTTGACCAATTAATCTTAGAGTTTTACAAAGAAGATGACCCAATGGCAGGATGGGTACACATTAGTTATGTATCGCCAGAAGATAACAGACGAGAAGTTTTAACAATTGGAAAAACAACATTAGTTGGATTACCAGATGAACGAAAATATTCCTGATAAAAAAACGTATCAATCAAACAGGCGTTATATGTGTTGGGCATTATTAGTTGCTATGCTTGGCACAACAATAGCAACACTCTTGCACCCTGAACGCATGGCAGAAGCAGAGTCAATAATTATGACTCAATATTTAGCTATGTCTGGTGTTGTTGGTGCATATTTCGGATTCACTTCAAGGAAATAATCATGCTAGGAGCAATAATAAGTCCTATAGCTAATCTTGCAGGTACTTGGTTAGAAGGCAAAGTAGCGACCACTAAAGCTAATGCAGAAGTAAAAGTTGCAAAGGCTAAAGCTGAAGCAAGTATAAAAGAAAAATTAGCTACAGGTGAAATTACTTGGGAACAGACTATGGCAGAAGCCAGTCAAACAAGTCTTAAAGATGAATATTTATGTTTAATCCTGACACTCCCAATAATTTTAGTTTGGTTTGGAGCTGACGCCCGAGAACTTGTAAGAGAAGGATTTATTGCATTAGAGTTAATGCCAGATTGGTATAAATACACACTTGGAGTTATTGTTAGTGCATCATTTGGTGTTCGTGGTATTCAAAGAATATTTAGGAGGTAAACATGGAAGAAAAACCAAAACGTACTTTTTTTAAAGAATTATTAGATCAGACAGAGTTAGATGAACAAGCCCTTAAAGCTGTAAAAATGGCAGAGCTATATGTTGAAAACAGAAAAAACAATTTGTTTTATATAGTTGATAAATTTCCTGTTGCATCAGCTATGCTAGGCAGTAGTGCTTTTGTACTAGGAGTTGTGATAGGTCTGTTATTTGAATGATCGACCCTATAACAGCCTTTGCAGCCATCAAGTCGGCTCATGGTGCTTTAATGTCAGCAGTAAAGGTTGGTAAGGATTTATCACAATTAGGAACTGCTATAGGCAAGTATGCTAAAGGTGAAGCATCACTCCAGGCTAAAGCAGAAGCAAAAAAATCAGGTTTCTTTAAAAAATTAACAGGTGTTGAAAACAGTGCCATTGATGAATTTTTAAGGAAACGAGAACAAGACGAATTGCGTAATTCTTTGCGTGAGTGCTTTCAGTTATATGGCAAAAAAGGTGATTGGGAAATGCTCCAATCGTTTATTGCTAAAGAACGTGCAAGGCTGAAAGAAGAATTTTTAGCTGAAGAAAAAAGATTGCAGATGTGGAAAGATATGGGTATGGCATTTTTAATAACATCAGCAGTTGCACTTATAGTAGGAATTGTATTCTTTATTACAGTTAAAGCACAAGCCTATTCACCTATGTATATGATGTACTATTAAACCTCAAATAACTCCTGAGACAAAACCCTAAAGGCTTTTTCTGCAACACTTGGAACAACACCATTTCCAAGTAAACGTAATCTATCTATTCTGTTTTGATTTGTGTCCACCCCACTTTTAGACCCATTAGTTGTTCCACCCAATTTGGATTTAACACTCCTAATGACTCTTGGTTCTTCCCACTCTTTTTGGGGTTTGTCTGGTGCTGACACCCATATTTGACTATCGCATCCAGAGTGTCCATTCTCGACTTCCCATCTTTTCTTGGAGTTGCGTTTCCGCTTCCCTTCCATTCCCTTGCAGTCGGTGTTGGAAACGTCTGATAAGTCAGAACTGCATCCCTCAATTTTGCTCCGTATTCCATACCATTCTCCCTTACTGCCTTGAACCCTGTCGGTGTTAGTTTCACTTCTGCAGCTACTCCACCCTCCACCAGACCTGCTACTGTTGGTGTTGGAAATGAAATCTTGTTCAAATCCAAGTGCATAAATTCTTCGTCTTTGGTGTGGAAAACCGATTTCTTCCGCAGAGAATATTCCTGCTGTAGCTGTGTAACCCATTGATTCCAGGTCTTTGAGGACATAGTGCAAAACCACTTCGTTTTCTTCTGTGTAGGTCGAGAACATTCCTTCCACGTTTTCAAAAAAGAGTATTGATGGTCTGCATTGTTTGATGCCTTCTGAGATAAAGGGGTAGAGGTGTCTTTCATCTCCAACACCTTCTTTAGCTCCTGCATTTGAAAACGGTTGACAGGGGATGCCACCAGAGAGGATGTCCACACATCCGTAAAACTCTTGAAATGGAAAGGTTTCAAGGTTTGACCAGATAGGTGCTTCATCCATTTGACCTGCTTCAATCTTTTCAACCAGGTTTTGGATTGCGTATGCTTCGATTTCACAATAAGCGATTGTTCGGCAAGTTGGCAAAACTCGTCTGAGTCCGAGATCAATTCCACCGTACCCTGTACATAAGGATAAGTGTCTGACATAGTTTTGGGTATTATCCACATTGTTACCCTGTATAAATGTTTGAGAAATGATACCAAAAATCCTTATCTACGTCATAACTGTCAGGGTATCTATCAATTCGACACTTGTTGCCAATAAATATATCCTCTATTGGTCTTTTATTCTTTAACATATATTGCCAAGCATCATAATCTACATATAAATATAAACATGGATTTTTTTCGCCTTTTATACCTAGTGTGTTATAATTTATTTTAGATTGTATAATCCTATTTTTTTCAAAATTAATACATAAACTATAATCTATATGATGCCACTCAGGTAAACCTATATCCAAATATAACCGCAAATTCTTTCTGAAATTAGATTTTTCAAAATACTTGTAAGTTTCATCTAAGCTAGAAGTTCTTTCTAGCAATTTATTTAATTTTTTTTTACTATGTTCTGATGGTCTTTCAATACTTGATGCAGCGTGGTTTAATGAAGGTACTTGAAAAGTCCATTTATCGTTTAGGTCAGAACGTAATAATTTATATTTAGTATCTTCGTAATCTTCGACACTTAAAAGAATATCAGTTTTTCGGACATAATCATTTTCCATATCAGCAAACCCTGCATACGGTAAATAATACTTTGCCTTTGTTTTCTCTATTGTTGCTTTGACATTAGTTTTTAATGTAAGCAAGTTATCTTCTAATATTTTAATTTTTTCTTGCTCTGTTATATTATTGAATAAAAGAGGATAACCAGAAGCTCCACCTGCAAAACTACTCGCATACACTGTTATGTTATCAGGCAAGCCACCATTGTTTAGATTATTACTATCTACAGAAGTAAGAAATTTAAAGTTTTGATATCCCATAAGCAAACCGCTATCATCTCTATCGTCACCAGATGGGTAAATTTTAAATACACAATCTTTGACTGTATGCGTTACACAAAAATCTAAAGGTATAAAATTATAGAAACCTAAATTTCGTAATGGTCTTTCTACAGATTTTGTTTCAAAATTAGGTATAAGCATAGGAATATCTTTGCGGATATATTCCAATGTATTCTCATTAAGATGGTCATTATGATTATGACTAATATAAATAAAATCAACATCATTAACTATTTCTATCCAATTCTCAGGTGGCACTAATGCAGGTTGCCACCCATCACAGAAAGCACCTCCGACTAACCAGGGGTCTGTTACAAACTTTATTTCTGGTGTTTCTATTAACAGACACGCATGACCTAATAATGTGATTGTAACTTTCATATTAATTTCCCTTGATCTGGATTTTCAGTTAAAGGTTTCCAGGTAATGTCTGCTAACTGATATGACCCTTTATATTTGGATTGATGCACTTTCCCATGAGGCAATACCCATTTTAATTCTTTTGGTGTAAGTCTCATTTTCTGACCATTGTGACTAATTTCCAAACCGCCAAGTCTCTTAGCTTTTTCTAGCTCATAATCCCTTATTGAGACTTTAGTGCCTTGCCAGAGCTTCTTAACATTCTTCTTCAACATCACTCTCTCCCTTCATTGATTGCAATAATACAAGCATTTAGATTATCCCTGTTTTTGTATAGCTTTTCTGCTAACGCAACAGGGTCTTTAATACCATGTTCCGCAAAGAATTTTGTTTCATTTCCCCTATTATGCAGCTCCTTATGTTTAGCATCTGTCAGGGGTAAGATATGATTGTCTCCAGAACGTCTATATCCCCTCCTAGAAGGCGATCTTAACAAATGGTGCACAACTATCTCAGATTGTTGATTTGTGCAAACACAGGGCAGTTTATGGGCTTTTCTAACCCATTTACGATTTTTGATAATCATAACATCTGATACACTTCTGCTAGAAGTGACTCCTTATCCATGTCTGGTATTATAGTCTTAATAATGAGATTTACAGCCCGATCAAAAAACTCATTAAATTCTGGTTGTTTCATATTTTCAAAGCTGATTGATTTTGGGACATAACAGACATTTCCATCCTTCATTGGGTATTCATCTGCATGACCAATTCCTATTTTAATTGCTGTTATCATAGATTCTAAGTTTTCATAACGTTCTTGGTTTTCAAACACTTTCCGCATAAGTGCATAAAACAACCTATGATGCTTCAGGTTTCGTGGCTGTTTAAGTTCACAGACCACGAAACCATCCGCAAGCCTCCGAAGTGCCTCAAGTGAGGCATCATCTGAAGGGTGGAGGCTTAATTCTTTCTTTTTAAGAATTATCTTCACCAGGGAATATCGTCATCTTTTTTTGCGTTTTCCCAAACCTGATTAGGGTCTCTTGATGGTGAGTTAAAATCTGTTTTGGGTTCAGGTTTCCAAGTGGATGTTTTCAAACTAATTCTTGCTTTTTCACCTTCTTGCCATCCTGCTAAATTAAGTATTGGTGGCTCATTGTGTTTTTTTCGGTCGTCTAACAACATTTTTAGGACATCATCATCAATAACAATCTTACCCTTCCAATTTGGTTTTGACGTACCCAAACTGTCATCTTGGTGGAATAAACTTCCTGTATTGGGCTTATGCTTAAACTTGCTCATTCTAATTTCCTTTTCGCTATTTATTAATATTTCATCAAAAGTTTTTAAATTCATCTGTTATTAAATTTGATAGTTTTCAACCTTAGCGTCATCATCTGGTGCAAGGTTAAGAGCTAATAGTAAAGAGTATCTTCTGGCATATGTAATTGCTCCACCAAAGTCTTGTGGTGCAGCTTTAGTTGAATGAACAAACACTTTACCTGTTCTTTCTTCTTCTCCATATCCAGATAAAATTGTTTCAACACAAGCACCTTTTTCGTGTAAATAAGACATTGTTCGTATTCTTATTTTTAGTTTCTGCAAGATAGGTATTACCAATTTGTTAAGTGCTACATGAGAAGCATAGTTAAATCTGCCTTTTGCATCTTTAGGTATTTCAACTTGCATACCCTGGAAAGCTAACAGGGCATCATGTAATGAATTATACTCCCCATCATCACTATCGTTATCTTCATTATTTTCAATCATTTTATTCGCATATTTTATTTCAAAATTACTCACTACCATCTCCTTTAATTAGATCATTTGCCTTTTCTATAAAAACCATATTTAAAGTTGTACTCATTTTATCTGCCATGTTGTCATTCGATAAAATATGGCAAAGCTCGTTTAAACCTTCTTCATTAAGCCTTTTAATTTGCTCTGCAATAGCAGGAACACTTAGTTGTGCAAATTCTAGTGGATTAGTCATTAATCTTAACCTCTTTCTCTATTTGCATTAATGTTTTAATCAGTGCCATTTTATTGTCGTGATCTAAATCTTGAGCAATCAACATGGCACATAATTGTTTAATTTCGTCTGTTGTAAACCACTTAGTTATATGTAAAAATTGATCTGTTACCCTACTATCTATTACCCTACTATCCATTAGTCATCTCCCTTATTGTTACTCGCCCTGATTTACCTATATTCACCTGAACACCACCCCCTACGACTGTTTTAGCGTCATTGGGAATAAGATTTTTAAGTTCTTTTTTGCTCTGATTATGTAAATCGTATTGACTTTTTGCCATCACAAAATTAATAGCATGATTAACCCACTCATTATTGGTGGAGTAATCGTAGTCTTTACGCATATCTAACGGAATAAGTTGAGGTGCAGCAACATCATCAACAATAGGCTCATCATTAATAATATGTTTTTCATACCAGGCATTAACTTTGGTCACCATCTCAGCTATATATTCTTCATTTCTTTCGACATAAGTAACACTATCAGGCAACCTGTAGTCATTTCCATATATTGCCGACATAATTACTAACTC